ATTAACAGCTATGGATTTCAAAAAGCTGAGAGCAATGAAAAAGAAAGGAAAGTGATAAATGGCTGTCACTAAAACTATTTTAAAGAAAGTAAGGCAACAAGCTATAGTAAAGCTTGTAGGTGACGGGACTGCTAATATTGATTTAAATGCTGATCTCAAATTAGCTGACGAAACGTTTAAGGGATATGCAAATGCCAATGTTAATATTAATTCTATTTTTTGGTCAGTCCCAGATACAGCACCTACATTAATACAGCGTAATAATTCTAATGTAATGATTTTAGTTGGTAACGATAACTGGTCCATGACACAAATGATGGGATTTTCAGATTCATCTAATAATTCTGCAAATATTACTGTTACAATACCTGGATTCGGGGGGACAGTATATTTGGGACTTACTAAGGCAGACGGATACGTTACACCAAACGATCAATTTGCTATTATAAGGTAAAAATGAAACTAATAAAAGAAATTAATCAAGAAATTGAATATGTAACCGAGTCTGCTGCGGAGGGTAAGAAAAATACCTTTATTAGAGGCATCTTTATGCAAGCAGAACAACAAAATCGAAATAATAGAATTTATCAAAAACCTGTTTTAGAAAAAGAAATTGAAAGATATCAAAATTTAATAAATGAGAAAAGATCATTAGGTGAATTAGGTCATCCACCAAATCCTACAATTAATCTTAATCAGGTATCACATTTAATTACCGGATTAAAATGGGATAATAATAATGTAATAGGTGAAGCAAAAATTTTAGACACCCCTATGGGGAAAATTGCTAAAAATTTTATAGAAGAAGGTGTAAAGTTGGGCGTATCATCTAGAGGGGTAGGTTCGTTAACCCCAGGTAAAGATGGTATTAGTATAGTACAACCCGATTTTCATCTTGCTACTGTAGATATAGTAGCAGATCCTTCAGCCCCTGATGCATTTGTAGAAGGTATCATGGAAAATGCTGAATGGATTTGTGAAAACGGAATTTGGAAATCAATTCAAATAGATACTTCAAAACAATATATTAAATCTGCCTCAAAAATACAATTAGCTGAAAGAAAGTTAAAAGTGTTTAAGGCATTTTTAGGAAGCTTAAAATAACTAGTTTTATAAATATTTAAGTTAGATAACATAGGAGATGTAGGATGTCAGTCGAACAAAAGATAAAAGAATTGCTAGCGCGTGTTAGCGTTTCTGCTACTGACGCCGAGACTCTATCAGAAGAAGGTGCTGTTCCAATGGGTGCCACTTCTGTTGCTAAGGATACTAGTATCAAACCAGCAGTTTCTGGTGATGCTAAGATGCCAAGGCAGGGCTCGTCAGAAGATGCTAGTGCCGATGAAAGGGACGAAAATGATCCAAATCAAGGCGCTAAGGTTGCAATGACTGTAAAACCAAATACTTTACAGACAGTATCAGCGCCAGGAGCAACCCCTAATTATACTACAGTGGCGAGCCAACCCGCCAATGCAGTTAATCAGCCAAATTCAAACGGTAATGTTCCTATGTCTGAAGATACAGATGAGGAAGAACAACCGTTGGATGTTAAAGCTGAACTTTCAGCAATATTTGGTGATGATTTGTCAGAGGAATTTGCAGAAAAAGCATCAGCAATTTTTGAAGCAGCAGTGATTGCTCGTGTTAATAGTGAAATGGAATCTATTGTTTCACAGTTACAGGAGCAAAACGAAGTAGAATTTGCTGAAGCTAAAGAAGAATTAGTTGAAAAAATTGATTCTTTTTTAAACTATGTTGTCGAACAGTGGATGACTGAAAACGAGATCGCAATTGAAAAAGGTCTACGTACAGAAATTGCTGAAGAATTTATTAGTGGATTAAAAGGTCTATTCAAAGAACATTATATAGAAGTACCAGAAGAAAAATATGATGTGATGGCCGAACTTCAGAATACAGCTGATGACCTAGAAAATAAGTTAGACAGCGTTGTTTCTGAAAATATTGAATTAACAAAACAAATTGCCGAATTAAAACGTGCACAAGTTTTGGAAAACGCTTCTAAAGATTTAGCTGCGACCGAGGCTGCTAAATTAAAGAAACTTTTAGAGGGTGTTGAGTTCGAAAGCGAAGATTTATTTGGTCAAAAAGTTTCTGTAATTAAGGAAAATTATTTTCCTAGGAATGCAGTAGCTTCAGCCCCAGCGCAAGTACAAACACTCGTCGAAGATACTAGCGAGTCTCCAGTATTATTTACAGATAATAGTACTGTATCAATGTATGCTCAGGCATTATCTCGCACAGTAAAGAAAAAATAAATATTCCTTAAAGGAGAATCAAATGTTTTTATCCGAACAACTTCAGAGGAAATGGGAAGCAGTCCTAGATCACCCAGATCTTCCTGAAATTAAAGAAAATTATAAAAAGCAAGTTACTGCTGTTCTTCTAGAAAATCAAGAGAAATCTTTGCGTGAAGAGCGTAATGGCTTGTTTGAGGCAGCTCCCACTAACGCTATTCAAGCTAACAGTGGCTCTTCAGCTATACAGACATATGACCCAATTCTTATTGGTCTAGTACGTCGCGCAATGCCAAATTTAATGGCATATGACATTTGCGGCGTTCAGCCAATGACTGGCCCTACTGGTCTTATCTTTGCAATGCGTTCTTTATACGGTACAGAGCGTGCTAATACCTCAACCCGTGTAGAAGCTCTTTTCGACGAAGCAGATACAGATTTTTCAGGCACAGGTACTCATAGTGGTACAAATGCTGCTAATCTTATTTCTGCTGGTACATATACTACAGGTTCAGGAAATACTACAGCATCTGCAGAATCTATCGGTGTAGGTGGTTCAGGTGACGCTGTATTCAATGAGATGTCTTTCAGCATTGACAAAGTAACAGTTACTGCTAAGAGTCGTGCATTGAAAGCAGAATACACTGTTGAACTTGCTCAAGATTTGAAGGCAATTCATGGTCTTGATGCAGAAGCAGAACTTTCAAACATTCTTTCACAAGAGTTTATGTTTGAGATCAACCGTGAAGTTGTACGTACAATTTATAAGGTTGCTAAACTTGGTTCTCCAGCAACAGCATCAGCAGGGACATTCGACCTTGATGTTGATTCAAATGGTCGTTGGTCTGTTGAGCGTTTCAAGGGTCTATTATTCAATATGGAGCGTGATGCTAATCACATTGCTCAAGATACTCGTCGTGGTAAAGGCAACTTCATCGTTTGTTCTGCAGACGTTGCTAGCGCCTTAGCAATGGCAGGTGTTTTAGATTATACTCCAGCTCTTTCAACCAATTTAAATGTTGACGATACAGGAAATACTTTTGCCGGTATTTTAAATGGCCGTTTTCGTGTTTACATTGATCCTTATACATCTAACCTAGGTGCATCAGATCAGTTTTACATGATCGGCTATAAAGGTTCAAGCCCATATGACGCAGGTATTTTCTACTGCCCATATATTCCTCTTCAAATGGTTCGTGCTATTGATCCTAACAGTTTTCAACCAAAGATTGGTTTCAAGACTCGTTACGGTATGGTAGCTAACCCATTCGTATCTACTTCCGCAGGTTCAACATCTAATGATGGTTCTACATTTACTGCTAATCGTAATCAGTACTATCGTAAATCTCGTGTAGTAAATCTTATGTAATTGAGCCGGCATAGATCGGACTTAAAGGGGGAGAAATCCCCCTTTTTTTATCTTATAAATATGTGTGAAGGAGATTAAATGTATACAGCAAACGTTAGTATTTTAAAGTCATCCTATGAGGATAATCTTCCTACAACTTATGATTATCTACGTCCAAATGCTTTTAGATTTGTTGTTAAAGATTTACCACACGTTTCTTATACCTGTCAATCTGCAAATCTTCCTGCCTTGCAGATAGGATTTGCAGTTCAACCGACTCCTTTTGTGGATTTGCCCATTTTGGGTGATAAACTTAATTATGGAGAATTTGTAATTAGATTTTTAATATCTGAGGATATGTCAAATTATTTGGAATTATATTATTGGTTAGTTGCAATAGGGTTTCCTAAAAATCATTCCCAATATACAGAATTTATTTCCAAACGGCAAAACAGATTTCCTTTTTTGGTAACTAAAACTGATCCCTTGGGCAGAGTAAATAGTAAACAAACAGATCGTTTGGCATACTCGGACGCAACTTTAACAATATTAGACTCGACAAACAATCCTAAAACAAATATAATATTTTATGATATATTTCCAACATCTGTTGAAGCACTAGATTTTGATTTAACATCTTCCGTAGTCCCATATTTTGTTGGCATTGCATCATTTAAATATAAGTATTTTGAAATAGAACCCCTTTAATATACCTTTGAGGTGATTATGGCAAAAACAAAACCTAGTAAAAAAACTATTCCTACCGTCCTCCCACCTGTGCCCCGAATGTTGAAACAAGAAAACCCGCCTGCTCCCCAACAAGGGCAATTGCAAATTAACTTGGACGATATGAGAAACAATAAATTTTTCATTGCTACTCCTTGTTATGGTGGTGCTTTAACTGAACCCTATTTTAGATCAGTTGTGAAAATGATGACATTCTTCAATGGTCATCGCATTCCCCTTGCATTTGGAACTATTGCCAATGAGTCTTTAGTAACTAGGGCTCGTAATGTTTTATTGGCATATTTCTTATCTTCTGATTATACTCATTTAATGTTTATAGATGCAGATATTGAATTTAATATTGAAGACGTGTTGAAATTATATGCACATAACAAAGATGTGGTAGTGGGGGCATACCCTAAAAAGGGAGTAAATTGGCAACGTATTAAGCAAAGTATCGATGATGCGCAAGGAACGGAAAAGAATGATAGAGAAATCGCAGCAATGGGTTCTGATTATGCGATTAATTTTAAATTCTTGAATAAGGATCATAAAACAATCGCAGTAGAAAATGGCATTATTAAATTACATGATGCTGGCACTGGGTTTATGATGATTAAACGAGAAGCAATCTTAAAATTGTTGGCAGCATATCCTGAAATTAAATATAATAACGATGTAAATATTGCTGAAAATTTACACGATCACTTTTATGCATTGTTTGATACCATGATTGACCCAATTGATCGTAGGTATTTGTCCGAAGATTATACCTTCTGTCGTAGATGGCAAGACATTGGTGGTGATATTTGGCTTGATCCAACGATCTCTTTGAATCACTATGGTTCATTCTGTTTTCAGGGCAATCCGGCGCAAATCATTCAATTCAGTTAAACTATGAAGTTGTCTGATCTTCAGTCCATGTGGGCAGAGGACAGTACCATTGATGAAACAAATCTTGGTCATGAATCTGCTCGCACCCCAACTCTTCACGCAAAATATCTAAATTACCTCTCATCCTCTAGACTCAATCTACGAAAAGCAGAATCCGACTATTGGAATATGCGACGTAAAAAATATAGATATTATAGAGGTGAAATGACCAAGCAAGAACTCGAGAACGAAGAATGGACGCAATGGCAAGGCGCAAAACCTCTAAAAAATGAAATGGATGAGTTTCTTCAAACTGATAAGGACCTTATTGAATTACAAGATAAAATCGAATACTTCAAGACAGTTCTTTATCAATTAGAACAGATTATTAGATCGCTAAATAGTCGTACGTGGGATATAAAAACAGCAGTGGAATGGACTAAGTTTACTAATGGTATGATGTAATGGCCGATATAAGTATTCAAAAGAAAAATGAAGTACATATGATAGTGAATAGTGATCCTTCGATCGCACAGGAATTATCAGATCATTTTTCTTTTGAAGCCCCTGGTGCTAAGTTTCATCCATTGTATAAATCAAGAATGTGGGATGGAAAAATTAAATTGTTTTCCATGTTTACTAAGGAGTTATATGTTGGATTAAGAGAATATCTTGAAAATTTTGCTAAAGAAAGAGATTATGTTATAGACTATTCACAGTGGATAGAAGTTGGTGATGCAGTTACCCGAGAAATAGTTAAAGATTTTTGTGAAGAATTACAACTTGCCTCTAAGGGTCAACCAATTGAAATACGAGATTATCAAGTAGATGCAATATATAAAGCAATTAGCGACGGAAGACGCCTTCTATTATCGCCAACTGGTTCGGGAAAATCTCTTATTATTTACTGCCTCATCAGATGGCATGAAAAATTTGGAAGACGACAGCTTATCCTTGTCCCTACAACTAGCCTTGTGGAGCAGATGTACAGCGACTTCCAAGATTACTCAACGATAAATAATTGGAAAGCAAGTGAACACTGTTACCGAATATATGGCGGGCATGAAAAGTCTAATCAGTACGACGTTGTTATAAGCACTTGGCAGTCTCTTTATAAGTTATCTAAAAATTTCTTTTCAGAATTTCAAACCATTTACGGAGATGAAGCCCATTTATTTAAAGCCAAAAGTCTCACAAGTATTCTTAATAAATGCGAAAAGACCCCGTTTCGCATAGGAACTACGGGCACTTTAGATGGTACTAAAACACATAAGTTAATTCTCGAAGGTCTATTTGGACTAGTATTCAAAGTAACAACAACCAAAAAATTAATAGATAATAAAACACTAGCAGATTTAAAAATTCATAATATAATTTTAGATTATGATGATGAATCTAGAAAACTAGTCAAGAATATGAATTACCAAGAGGAAATGGACTTCTTGGTATCAAATAATCGAAGAAATGTCTTTATTAGAAACTTAGCTATATCGCAAAAAGGCAACACTTTAGTTTTGTTTCAATTTGTAGAAAAACACG